ACCCCATAGCCGGGAGGCGCGAAGGCGCCTCAACCGGTAGCGCCCGGAGGGCGCTCAGTGGCGCCGCGTAGGGGATGCGGCGCCCTTAGGGGCGGAAGCCCGCGCATTCAACATAGGGCTGTCAACCCCCCGCGTCAACTCTCGACCTGGGGTCGAGAGTTGTAAAGGGTCAGTGCCCCCTTTAGGGTCCGGCAATGGCAACCTACGTGAAGTCCCTGGACCCCACTGAGCCTCTGGTGAAGGTCGCGGTGTACATGTACGCCACCGAGCGCCAGCAGGTCCGTGAGCAGGCATCCCGTCGCGGGATGGCCATGAGCGAGTACGTGAAGTGGCTCATCGAGCAGGACCGCCGAGGCACCTTCGAGGGCCGGCGATGAAGGCCCGGTTCAAGAACCGGTGCCACATGTGCCGAGGGGACATCCTGGAGGGTTCCGAGATACGGAAGTCCCGTTCCGGGAAGTGGATTCACAAGACCTGCGCGGACTTCGCCGCGGTGACCGCGGAGATCAACGCCGGCTCGACCTTGGCGAGCCAGAGGCGATCCGATTGGAAGATGGGCAAGTCGCCTTCATCTCAAAGCCGTAGGCTGGGTTGAGCCTTCGAATCGAAGGCCACCGCCGACAATCCGCCATGTACGCCCCCTGGCGCGTATTCTGCTAGCACCGAAGTGCTAGCAGTCCAGGGGGTGCAGTGGTAGTCAAGATCGTGGGTGGCTCCGCCAACTCCCGGGACCGCAGGCGGACCAAGGTCACGTCGCACAACGCGAAGGACGTGATCCTGGCCGGCATCAAGTCCGGCCTCACGGTCAAGAGGGCGTGCGAGGCCGCGGAGCGCGGCGTGAGCACCTACGCCTACTACCGCAAGACCGACGCGAACTTCCGGGTCATGGCGGACGCTGCGCTCCAGCAGCGCAGCGGGGAGAACACCTCCCTGGAGGTGCCGGACTTCCCGGAGTTCTGCGAGACGTACCTGAACACCAAGCTGTTCTGGCACCACTTGCAGTGGTACGACCTGCTGGAGGGCCGGGAGCCCCGAGGGCTCCACCCGAACCAGCTGTTCGAGAAGCGGGACCCTGACCAGATCCTGGTCAACACTCCCCCGGACCACGCGAAGTCCACCACGCTGACGATCAACTACGTGACGTGGAGGATCTGTCAGGATCCGAACGTCCGGATCCTGATCATCTCCAAGACCCAGGACATGGCCAAGAAGTTCCTGGTGGCGATCAAGGATCGCCTGGCCGAGAACGAGGCGTACACGCGGCTCCAGGCGGACTTCGGTCCGCCGGGGGGCTTCGCCGAGGGCGCCGCCCGCTGGGCGGCCGATGCCATCTACGTCTCGGGCCGGGACTCCGGCGAGAAGGACCCGACGGTTCAGGCCGTCGGCATCAAGGGCCACATCTACGGCTCCCGCTGTGACCTGGCCATCATGGACGACACGGTCGACCACACGAACCACCAGGACTACGAGAAGCAGATCGACTGGATCCAGAACCAGGTCTCCTCCCGTGTGGCCGACGCCGGCGGCCGGATGCTGCTGGTGGGCACCCGCATGGAGACCACGGACCTGTACTCCGAGATCCGCAAGCCCTCGTACTACGTGGACGGCGAGTCGCCGTGGACGTACCTCAAGCAGCCGGCCGTGCTGGAGTACGCGGAGGACCCGAAGGACTGGGTGACCCTGTGGCCGGAGACCAACCGGCCTCCGGTGTCCATCGCCGGCCGCAAGGTCGCGGAGGCGCAGGGCTGGCCGAGGAACGGCAACTGGCCGGCCTGGCCGGGGCCGGCGCTGGCGCGCAAGCGCTCGAAGATGCGGGCCCGCAACTGGTCCATGATCTACATGCAGGACCAGGTCGCGGATGACGCGGTCTTCAAGCAGGAGGACGTGCAGGGCTGCGTGGACCGGGCCCGGTATCCGGGCCGCCTGATGGAGGGCCAGTCCGATCACCGCAAGTACGGCATGGAGGGCCTGACGGTCCTTGCCGGCCTGGACCCGGCTGCCGCCGGGTATACCGCGATCCAGGTCTGGGGCCTGGATCGGCAGACCGGTGAGCGCTGGGTCCTGGAGGTCGTGAACAAGCGGGCGCTGCCGCCGCACGAGATGCGTGCGGAGATGCAGCGCATCACCGAGCGCTACAGCGTCTCGGAGTGGCGGGTGGAGAAGAACGCCTACCAGCAGAGCATCGTGCAGGACGCCCTGATCCGGAACATGCTGCATGCCCGCGGCTGTCTGATCAGCCCGCACCACACGAACTCCAACAAGTGGGACTCCGACTTCGGCGTGGCCTCGATGGCCACGCTGTTCGAGGGCTGGCGCGAGGGGCGGAACCTTATCCGCCTGCCGAGCCAGACGCAGTCCGAGCCGGTGCGGAACTTCATCGAGCAGCTGTGCGCGTGGACTCCGGAGACCAAGGGCCTGACCGACACGGTCATGGCCGCCTGGTTCGTGGAGATCCGCTGCCGGGAGCTGATGGGTTCTGGCGGCAATGAGTGGCACAGCACGGCGAATGAGTTCATGTCCGACCGGGACCGTGAGTCCCAGATGGTCGTGGACCTGGAGATGGCCCTGGCGCAGGGCCAGATCAGCAACTGGGACGGAAGCCTGTCGGGCTTCTCGGGACTGAACTAGCAAGGGGACGACATGCCAACCTTCCGCAAGAAGCCCGTCGAGGTCGAAGCCCGACACTGGGATGGCACCGCCGAAGGTGCGACAGCGATCATCGACTGGATCCTCAGCGCCGGAGCCACCGCCAACTACGTCTGCTCCGACACCGATCGCTGTGCCGAATTCGACGGCGACTGCCCGCACTGGATCCAGATCGCCACCCTCGAAGGCGTGATGTCCGCCTCGCTCAACGACTGGATCATCCGCGGCGTGCAGGGCGAGTTTTACCCGTGCCGCGACGACATCTTCGCCGCGACCTACGAGGTGGCGTGATGGCCACACCGATGACGGCGGACCAGTTCCTGGCCGCCCTGAAGGCCGAAGGCGTGCACATCCTGGAGTACGTCACGTGGAAGACCTACAACCGGAACGGCCACGGGGGCTGGGGCCCCATGAACGGCGTGATGATCCATCACACCGGCGGGATGTTCCCTGGTGATGAAAGCGTGGTCTGGTCCGGGCGCCGCGACCTGCCGGGGCCGCTGGCCCACGGCTACCTGGCCAAGACCGGCGTGGTGACCATGACGGCCAACGGCCGTGCCAACCACGCCGGAGGCGGCTCGCCGGCCGTGCTGGCGGCCGTGGTGGCCGAGGCGGCCACGCTGCCGGCCACGCACTACCACGAGGGCTCCTCCGGAGCCGCGGACGGCAACGCGCACTTCTACGGCCTGGAGATCAGCAACCTGGGCAACGGCAAGGACCCGTACCCGGCGGCGCAGTACGACGCCGCGGTGCGGTGGGCGGCAGCGATCTGCCGCTTCCACGGCTGGTCCGCCAAGTCCGTGATCGGGCACAAGGAGTGGTCGGACTGGAAGTCCGACCCGTCCTTCTCCATGAACACCTTCCGCGCGAGCGTGAGCGAGGCCCTGGCGCTGAAGCCCGGCGCCTGGCACACCGCGCCGGGCACGATCCCCACCACCCCGAAGGGCACGACCGTGACGAACGCCGACAACGAGGCCCTGCTGGCTCGCAAGGTGGACGACCCGACCACGAGCGACAACAGCCAGGTGTCCCTGCTCGGGATGCTCTGGGACACCGGCATGCACGCCGGCCGGGCGGACGCGAAGGCGGACGCCATCCTGGCCGCCCTGGCCAAGGTCCAGGCGAGCCTGGACGCGCTCAACAAGCGCTGAGCCGGGTATATACGAGACGAGGCCGTATCGTAATGGGCAAGGAGGTGTCGCATGGCTGACATGAGCGTGGTAGCCCGGCGCGTGCGCGCGCTGCGCGCTGACCATGCCGAGCGGGACGCGCGGCACCAGACCGTCTATGACGTGCGGGCCAACAAGCTCCAGCAGATCCAGCCCGGCTCCCTGCCGGATGCGTGGCCCAAGCCGATCGTGGCGAACACGATCGACACCGCGGCCCGGCAGTTGAGCGAGAACCTGGCTCCGCTACCCAGCGTCAACTGCGCCACCGGCGTGACGACTTCGGATCGCGCGAAGCGCTTCGTGGCCAAGAAGACGAAGATCGCGTACTCGTACGTGATCGACAGCGCCTTGAAGCCGAAGATGCCGCAGGGCTGCGACTGGTACCTCTCCTACGGGTCGCTGCCCATGGTGATCGAACCCGACTTCAAGGAGGGCAAGCCCCGGATCCGGTTCGACAACCCCCGCGGCGCGTATGCGCAGTTCGATCTGTGGGGCTGCGTGATCACCTACTTCCGGGTCTACCGGGAGAAGGCCGGCTCCCTGGCGGCGAAGTTCCCCGAGGTCTCCGCGCAGATCTACGGCCGGTCCTGGTCGAACCAGCGGGGCTGCTCCGAGGACACGCTGCTGGAGGTCGTGAAGTACACGGACAAGGACTCCACCGTCCTGTTCATGCCCGAGCGGGACAACCTGGTCCTGCTGGAGACCCCGAACCTGTTCGGCAAGTGCCCGGTCGCCGTGGCGGTCAAGCCGTCCTTCGATGAGCAGGACCGCGGCCAGTTCGATGACGTGATCTACCCGCACCTGGCCAGGGCCAGGATGGCGATGCTGGGCCTGGAGGCCACCAACCAGACGGTGCGTGCACCGCTGGCGGTGCCCACCGACGTGCAGAAGATCAGCTTCGGCGACAACGCCATCCTGCGCACGAACTCCCCGGAGAAGATCCGGCGGGTGGGGACGGACATCCCCACCGCGGCTTTCCAGCAGGAGCAGATGCTGGCCGAAGAGGTGATGCGCGGGACGCGCACGCCGGCCAGCGCCACTGGCGATGTCCAGGCCAGCATCATCACCGGGCAGGGCGTCAACGCCCTGAACGGCGGCTATGACATCCAGATCGCCACCGGGCAGGCCGTGATCGGCCATGCCCTGGAGCAGGCGATCTCGCTGTGCTTCGAGATGGACGAGAAGTTCTGGCCGAAGGCCACGAAGACCGTCTCGGGCGTGATCAACGGGACGCCGTTCCAGCAGAGTTACACGCCGGGCAAGGACATCAACGGCGACTACCGGGTCAGCGTGACCTACGGCTTCGCCTCGGGGATGAACCCGAATCAGGCCCTGGTCTTCCTGCTCCAGCTCCGCGGGGACCAGCTGGTCCCCCGGGACTTCGTGCAGCGCCAGCTGCCGATGGACGTGGACGTGACTGCGCTCCAGGCGCAGATCGATAACGAGCAGGTAACGGACGCCCTCAAGCAGGGCGTCTTCGGGATGCTCTCCTCGATCGGGATCATGGCCCAGCAGGGCATGGACCCGACCCAGATCCTGCGGAACGCGGCCCAGATCATCGCCCTTCGAGAGAAGGGCGTGCCTGTGCACGAAGCGATCCTCGACACCTTCCAGGCTCCTCCGCCCGCGCCGTCCCCTGCGGGCGGGGGCCCGGGTGCCCCTGCGGGAGAGGGCCCCGCAGGGGCGCTCCAGGGGCAGAACCCGACCACGGGCACGCCGTTCGGCGTAGCCCCCGGCCAGGCCCAGATGGGCCCTGGCGGACGCCCTGACCTTCAGACCCTGCTGGCCGGCCTCACCTCCGGCGGCCAGCCCAACCTCACAGCCTCGGTGAAGCGGAGCGTCCCGGCATGAGCGAGTGCAAGACCTGCGGCCGGGATGACGGCCACTGGATCGGCTGCGAGAAGGCGGACGAGTGGAAGACCGTCCAGCGCGACAACGTCACCATCACTACGAACGCTGACGTTTGCGCCTTCGGCGACTGCACGAACCCCAAGCGCCCGAAGTACAAGGGCCCTGCGCCCAAGTACTGCGAAGACCACAGCGACCCGAAGAACAGGAAGTAGATCATGGCCGACACCGGATTCACGGGCGACCCGTTCCACGAGGGCACCAGCAAGCCCCTGATGCCGCTCCAGGGCGGCATGCAGGAGATCCACACCCAGGCGCCGATGGACTCCACCGCGATGACCAACCCGCGCTCCGCCTCCACCGACAACGTCCAGCAGACCTGGAACACCACGGTCCTGGCCCCGTCCGCCGGCACCACCGGCAACAACGACCGGCACGAAGCCCACTGACCAGCCTTTTTGCGCCCGCGCGCAAGAAGTAGGAGGAGCACATGGCGTCTGGCGGATACCGCCAGCCCAGCTCCCCCGCCCCGGTCTCCGGGCCGGGGAGTCTGAGCAAGAGGACGGACGGCGGGCCCGGCGCGAAGCAGGCGGTCCGCGTGCCCACGGGCGGCGCGTACGGCGACGCCTCGCAGTTGCGCGCCGACCAGCAGGGCGCGCCCATGGCCGCCTCTGGCGGCGGGGACCAGCCCGCGCCCGGCCTGCTGGCCGGCATGGCTCTGCCCACCGGGCCGGGCCTTGCTGCGCCCACGCAGCAGCCCGGCGTGCCCGTCACCGACGGGGCGGCCGGAGGCCCCGGCGCCGGGCCTGAGGCCCTGGGCCTGCCGGCCCAGAAGGACCAGGACATGCAAGCGCTCCAGGCGTACCTGCCCGTGTTCGAGCACATGGCCAACCAGCAGGGCAGTTCATCCGCCGCGCGCAACCTCGTGCGCGCCATCAAGGGGGCGATGTGATGGAGTGGTGGGACCGCCTGGGGGCGATGTACCAGTTCTTCAACGACACTCCGGCCCTGGCGCACGACATGGCGACCAAGGGGCCGCAGTCCGACTTCGCCTACTCGTTGGCGTACGGGCTCCAGAACACGGCCGCGAACCTCGACGTATACCCGGCGGACACCCAGACCTTGGCAGGCTGACGTGGGACTGGGTGGCTTCTTCAAGGATCTGGGCAAGGCCGTCAGCGGTACGGCCAGCGCCCTCAACACCGTTGACCGGTACGTCAATCCGTTCCACGTGGAACAGGGTTCCACCAAGACCGGTGACACCAGCGGCAACAGCTTCCTGGGTAACGCGGTCGTCTCGCACGCGGTCAACCCGTCGCTGGAGACGGTCTCCAAGGGCCTGAACTGGGTGTACGACAACGGCATCAGTCAGCCGTTGTCCACGGCCCTGATGGCCGGCGAACTGAACGGCGGTCCGTTCAAGGCCAGGAACTGGGCCATGGCGTGGCATGCCGCGGAGCACATCTCTCCGGCCCAGGCTCTGTTCCTCGGTCCGAAGGACAACGACACGGCCTCCACGCAGAAGGCCGTGGAGTCTCCGCTGGAGTACTACAAGCCGGGGTCGGCCTACCTGCCGCCCGGCTTCGACCAGTTGCCGCAGGACCAGCAGCAGGCGTTCCTGAAGAAGGCGGGCATGCCCGCCGTGGGCAACGCCTACATCAACGAGCTGCGGCAGTCCAGCAGCACGTTCAAGTACGCCTCCGGCGTGGGGGACCTGGCGCTGCGCTGGTGGGCGGACCCCACGATCATTGCGGGCAAGACCGCGGGCGCAGCGCGCGCTGAACTGCAAGTCGCGCGCCGTCCGGCCGAGGGCTGGTCGAAGGCGAGCATCGACCAGATCATGGAGAAGTCGACCATGGGCAAGGCGGTCGACTTCATCTACGCCAACCGGGAGAACCCGCAGCTCCTGAACAACCTGAGCATGGCCAAGAACTCGGCCCTGGGGCCGAGGTTCGGGGCCGTGGCCTCGCTGCTAAAGACTCCGCAGGAGGTCCACGACTTCCTGCGCGTGGGCCTGGGCGACGTGGACGCGATCGAGCGTCTTCAGACGCAGAACGCGCTGGCCGCTTCGCGGATCGAGCAGGACACCTCGCGCTACAGCGCGCTGGATGCGATGCATACCCGGTATGCCAACATCGGCAACCAGCGCATGACTGACATGGTCGAGCAGCAGATGAAGGCGCTGAACGACCGCGTCAACGCGGACGAAGCCCTGGTGACCAGGTACAACCAGATCATCGGGAAGACCGGCCCGGACGGCGAACAACTCGATCCGGGCATAGCCCATCAGATCGACCAGGTGAACCTCACGCGCTGGAGCTTCGCCCGCGCGCAGCAGGCGACCGACGCCCAGGCGGAGTACCGGGCCAGTACGGCCCGGGGCGGCAAGGCCGGCCGGCAGGTCGTCATCCAGCCCACTCCGATCTTCTCCAGGGGCGCGTCGACCCCGGTCGACCTGGGCTTTCAGAAGTCCCGCCTGTACGGCGCCGGGGACTTCTTCTCTACGCCGGTGACCATGGTCCGGTCCCTGGCGAACGCCAGGCCCAACGGGTACATGCGGATCGATGACATCGACCGCGACAGCATCGCGGAGCTGCGAGGGCAACTCGCGCGGATCCCGGGCATCTCGAACCAGGCCCGCCTGAACATGCTGAACGACTACCTGAAGACGCAGACGGAGTCCGAGCGCCAGGCGCTGCTGAAGGAGATCGGCGCCACGGGCGCCGCTAAGGTCGCGGAGAAGCACGGCCTGGACCCGCAGATGGGCCTGGACATCTACAAGGAGCACCTGAAGCGCCAGGTCGGCGAGATCGACAACATGAAGCGCTACAGCAACGCGACGAAGCCGGTCACGATGCCGGACGGGTCCACGGCTCAGATCCACGTGGACGAGTTCATGACCGACGGCGGCAAGCTGGTGGTCCATCCGGACACCGTCACGCGGATGGCGAACGACCACGTCTTCCAGGATCTGGACGAGATGGACAAGGTGCTGGCGCGCAACGTCAGCTCGTTCAAGGCGATCCGCACGAGCAAGCTGGGCAACCCCGACTGGATGCTGGAGCGAGCGGACCAGCTGACCTCGCTGTTCAAGTTCGGGACGCTGTTCCGCCTGGGCTACATCCCTCGCGTGGCAAGCGATGACCTCGCGGGGCAGGTGGCCCGACTGGGCGCAGCCCAGATGGCGCTGCGCGCCGGCTGGGGCGTGCGTAACGGGGCGACCAACGCGGCGCTGCGCTTCACCAAGCACATGTCCGCGGCCAAGGCCGCGAGCGCCCAGCAGGGCGTGAGCTACGCGGCCGAGAAGCTGGCCGAGGTCAAGAGCGAGATGAAGGCCCTGGCGGCCCCGGAGGCCGCCGACCCGGCCAAGCTGGCCGACCTGCGGGCGCACAAGGGCTTCCTGGAGACCTACAAGGGTCTTCAGCAGAAGGTCGTGGACGAGCACACGGCGATCGCTGCCACGCCGAAGGCGAAGGCGGGCACGCGCCAGGTGGCGCTGCCCGGCGGCGTCACGGCGCCCGCCGCCTTCGAGGGCGACGAGGGCCAGTACTTCATGAAGTCGATCTCCAGCGACGAGGCGCTGGGGCAGATCTTCTCCACGAACAAGGCCCTGGTGCACGGGCATCTGATGCGGTCCTTCGACCACGGCGGCAAGGCGATTTCTCCCGCTCAGGACGAGACGCTGCATGCGACCTCCTGGGCGCACGCGATCAATTCGCAGCTCATGCAGGACGAGCTGGCCTCGCAGGCGGTGCGCGGAGCGTCCGTGGAGGACATGACGAAGTGGCTCAAGCAGACGGCCGAAGGCCGCCGGTACCAGCGCCGCATCGGCATGACCCCTGGCGCCCGGGGCGCCGGCACGCAGAACCGGATCATCTCCGATCCGGAGGAGCTGGCGAACTCCGTGTGGCACGACGTGGCGGAGTACATGCCCACCCCCGAGATCAGGGCCAAGGCCCTGGAGGGCGGGGTGGACCCGGAGTTCCTGAAGAAGGCCGTGCCGATGGCGCAGCGCCCGGACGTGCACACGGGCCAGGTGGGCCCGGGGCAGTCCAGGTTCAAGGGCGCCCTGAATGACATCATGTCGAGCTGGTTCAACTGGGCGGCGAAGCTGCCGGCGGACAACTGGAGCAGGCACCCGCTGTTCAACCAGTTCTACGGGGACCACCTGGAGACGCTGGCCAGCCAGCTGAAGAAGCAGGGCGCGTACGACACCACGGTGGCGGGCGTGGAGCGCATGGCCACGACCGCGCGCCGCCTGGCGCTGCGGGACACGCGCAAGCTCGTCTTCGACATAGCACACAGGTCTGACGCCGCAGCCGCGCTGCGGCTGATCAGCCCGTTCATGGCCGCTACGACGGAGTCCTTCCAGCGCTGGGGCCGCATCATCGCGGACCGGCCCCAGGTCGTGGGCTACGCCAACGACTTCTACAACGCGCCCATCGCCATGGGCGGGCTGAACGTCGCCGGGACGCACCTCAACGGCATGCAGGACGCGGACGGCAACCAGATCGACCGCAACGGGTACAGCTACACGATCGATCCGAAGACCGGCAAAGCCGTGAAGAGGCTGGTTCCGAAGTCCGAGCGCTTCATCGTGGGCAGGATGCCCAAGGCGCTGGCGCACAGCCCGTTCGGGCTGGCCTTCGGCGCAGAGCCGTCGTCGGGGAACTTCACGCTCTCCCAGAACTCCATGGACCTGGTCACCCAGGGCGACCCCTGGTTCCACCCGGGCGTCGGCCCGATCGTGCAGATCCCCGTCAACGCCCTGGTGAAGGACAAGCCGAAGGCCGCGGAGGTGGCACGCCACCTGGGCGTGCTGCCCTTCGGGCCGCAGAACGGTGGCCCGTTCGGCTCCG